CAATGTCTAAAAAGTTTGAACAACTTCTAGATTATCTTGTCAACGAAGAGATGGATAAGGCAAATGAATTATTCCATGAAATCGTTGTAGAAAAGTCTAGAGAAATCTATGAAAATATGATAGCTGAAGAAGCAGAACAAGAATCTGTTGACGAAGCCGAAGATGACGCAGATGAATCTGTTGAAGAAACAGATGAAGATGTAGAAGATGAGTCAATCGAAGAAGGCTTTGGTGCCGACGACGATGCACCAGCAGACGATGAGACATCTATGTCTATTGGTGGCGACGGTGATGCCGCTGACGATTTTGCTGCAGACGTAGCAGCCCCAGATGCTGACGACCAAGCAGGCGGTGGAGATATGAGTGCAGGTGAAGAACAAATCATTGACATTCTTACTCAACTAAAACAAGAATTCCAAGACATCGTTCAGAGTCATGGCGGCGAAGGTGATTCAGAAGAACCAGCAGAACCAGCATTTGGTGATGATGACGATTCTGCTCCTGCAGATGACGAAGACGACGGTGAAGACAAGGAAAGCATGGGGCAACCAATGCGTGAGTATGTAGAAACTGTTGGTAACGATTGGCATAAAAACAGTATGAAGTCTCCTGGCCCAGTTGGTTCTGGTCGCGGCGACAAAGCTGGACAAGCTACTGAAACAAACACAAAAAGCCCTGGACTACAAAATCCAAAAGGACGTCCTACAACAACTGCTAGTGCAAAAAACATTGCACAAGGCGGTACAGGTGTAGGCGAAATGAGTGGTACAAGCCCTAACGCAGACAAAGGTTCACGTGGCCTAGTTGGCGGTACAAAAGGTGAGTTCACAAAAGGTGTTGAAAAGAACCTATCTAGCAGTTCAAAATCTAGCTTTGGTAACGGATCTTCACTAAACAAAGTTCCACACGGTAACAAGACGGGTGAAGGTGCTCCAGTTGGTTCTGGTTCCGGCGACAAAGCTGGCCAAACAGGTGGAAATACAAATACACGTTCACCAGTTGACAGAAAGTTTTAATTAGAGATTGTTAATGAAACTATCTTATCTACGAGAACATTTAAGTTTTGATCAGGCAGGGGTTGTATTAGAGTCTGACGACAAGGAAGGCAAAAGTCTTTATCTTAAAGGCATTGCTATCCAAGGCGGCATTCGTAATCAAAACCAGCGGGTTTATCCAGTTCGAGAAATCGAGAATGCTGTTAAGACTCTCAACGACCAGATTCAAAACGGTTATAGTGTACTAGGTGAGATAGATCATCCTGATGATCTTAAAGTTAATTTGGACCGAGTAAGCCACATGATCACGAACATGTGGATGGAAGGTCCTAACGGATATGGGAAAATGAAAATTTTGCCTACTCCAATGGGTAATCTAATTCGTACAATGCTTGAAAGCGGCGTAAAACTTGGTGTAAGTTCTAGAGGCAGCGGTAACGTTGATGAAAGAACTGGCGAAGTAGCTGAATTTGAAATTATTACAGTAGATGTAGTTGCCCAGCCTTCAGCGCCAGGAGCTTATCCTACACCGGTTTACGAACATCTTTTAAATGCAAGAGGTGGTAGTAGAGCGTTTAGGGTGGCGCAAGAAGTACAACAAGACCCAAAAGCACAGAAGCATCTCCAAGAGGCGATGCTTAACATAATCAACGGTTTGAAATAACCGGAAGGAGAACGTGATGTTGGACGCATTCAAACAATTAGTAGAATCCGGCGTAATGACAAATGACACAGTCAATGTTATTGAGTCTGCTTTTGCTAAAAAGATTCAAGAGAATCGCGACCTAGTCACTGCTGAACTTCGTGAAGAGTTTGCATACAAATATGAACACGATAAAGGTGTCATGGTTGAAGCAATCGACAAGATGTTGAGCGAGAGATTGGCCGCAGAAATGGCTGAACTTGTAGATGATAAGAAATCTTTAGTGGAAGCTAAAGTTGCTTATCAACATAAAATGAAATCTGATGCGAAAGTATTAGAATCATTTGTGCTAGGTCAGCTAGGAAAAGAATTGGTAGAGTTTCAAAACGATCGTCAGAAAGTTTCGGAAAACTTCCAAAAACTCGAGCAGTTCGTGGTTCACGCACTTGCAAGAGAGATAAGTGAATTCGCAGCCGATAAGCGTGATTTAGCAGAGACCAAGGTTAAACTTGTTCGCGAAGCTAGAACACAATTTGAAGCTATTAAGAAGCAATTCATTCAACGTAGCGCCGCAGTAGTTCAAGAAGCAGTCACTACCAAATTAACTTCTGAGATGAAACAACTCAAAGAAGATATTGATAGTGCCCGCGAGAACAGCTTTGGCCGCCGCCTGTTTGAAGCATTTGCACAAGAATATTCTGCATCTTACCTTAACGAAAAATCTGAGACAAGTAAATTGTTACAGATTATCCAAAAGAAAGATCAAGAATTAGCTGAAGCAAATCAAGTCGTAGCAGAAAAAAGCACTATTGTAGAATCTAAAGACCGTGAAATCCGCGTTGCTAAAGATTTAATGGAGCGCAAAACTGTAATGGCAGAAATGCTAGCACCTTTAAGTGCCGACAAAAAAGAAGTTATGCAATCGTTGTTAGAAAGTGTAAAAACTTCCAAACTACGTGATGCATATGACAAATACCTACCAGCAGTAATTGAAGGCGAGAAGAAGAAGTCAACTTACAAAGTTGCTTTAACAGAGAGCACCGAAATCACAGGCGATAAAGAGAGCAAGTCCGAGGTAGGCTTCGATAACATTTTAGATATCCGCAAGTTGGCGGGACTAAAATAATAATATTCAAGGAGACAGAAAATGTCACAACTATTAAATGAAAGATGGTCAGAGACCAAAGACGCTCTACTTGAAGGCCTAACCGGTGTCCGCAAGTCGAGCATGAGCGTTTGTTTAGAAAACACACGCAGATATCTAGCAGAAAGTGCAACTACTGGTGCAACAAGCTCCGGTAACATTGCAACACTTAACCGTGTTATTCTTCCAGTTATCCGTCGTGTTATGCCAACAGTTATTGCCAACGAAATCATCGGCGTTCAGCCAATGACTGGCCCTGTTGGACAAATCCACACTCTACGTGTACGTTACGCAGATACATCATCTGGTGACAGCGTAGTTGCTGGTGATGAGGCATTAAGCCCATTCAAGATTGCTGCCGCTTATTCTGGTAACAACGTTGACGGAACACCAAAGGCTAACACCACTGCTGTTCTAGAAGGTCAACCAGGCAAGCGTATGAGCATTCAAATCTTGAAAGCTCCAGTTGAAGCGAAAAGCCGCAAGCTATCCGCTCGTTGGACTTTTGAGGCTGCACAAGATGCACAAGCCATGCAAGGCATTGACATCGAAGCAGAAATTATGGCTGCTCTAGCACAAGAAATCACTGCTGAAATTGACCAAGAGATTCTACAATCTCTACGTACTCTAGCTTCAGTTGAGCAAACATATGACCAGTCACTAGTTTCTGGTACAGCTACGTTCGTAGGTGATGAGCATGCCGCTCTAGCTATCCAAATCAACCGTGTTGCTAACTTAATTGCTCAGCGTACACGTCGTGGTGCGGCTAACTGGGCAGTTGTTTCTAACCAAGCTCTTACAATTCTACAAAGTGCTACAACTTCTGCGTTCGCAAGAACAACAGAAGGTACATTTGAAGCTCCTACAAACACCAAGTTTGTCGGTACATTAAATGGCGCAATGAGAATTTATGTTGACGCATATAAGACAGACAGCGATGACAACAACCAAGTATTAGTTGGATACAAAGGTACAAGCGAGGCAGATGCTGCCGCGTTCTATTGCCCTTATATTCCTCTAATGAGTTCTGGTGTTGTTCTTGACCCAGCAACATTTGAGCCAGTAGTTGGCTTCCTAACACGTTACGGTTATGTAGAGTTGAACAATACTGCTTCTTCTCTAGGTAATGCCGCTGACTATCTAGGTAAAGTTGCTATCACTAGCGCAACAGTAAGCTTCAAGTAATTTGAAATTACTCAAAACAAAAGGACTCTTCGGAGTCCTTTTTGTTTAATTAATAAATAACAATGTTCAAATGAACTTATAGCGGTCGCCACCGCGTAGGCCCAGAACGCTAATCAAGGAGAAATAAAATGGCAAAAGGTATGAAAATCGCAAAAGGTAGTTCACCACAAATTGATGTGTCAATTACCCCGGAGCAAATTGATGTTCCAATTACTACATCAACTAGTGAAACAGTTTACTTTGGAGGAGTTGGAGGTAATCCGGCCGTAGTTAATACGTTAACTATCAAAGTATGGTATAAAGATTCCGACGGTGTTGCATATTCCGACGGTTATATCGATTCACAAAAAGGTCGAAAACAATTTGTAATAAAAAGTCCTAGTACTGCTACAGTTACAAGGGCTACTCTTACAGCCGTAACTGCAACGACAGCACTTACTACCGGTCAAATGGCAATTAAGGCTATTAGTAACACTGGGGTTGTTTTTTGGGCTAGTAGAATTACCAACAAATATGTTTGGAACGGCGATACCCGTTATCGTTATGCAACAGTAAGTAGTGGTACTATCACTGCTGTTGATACTGCAAATGCTACTCTAACTTATGCAGTAGTTCAAGGTGTTTAATTAATTTAACCTAGATAAGAAACGCCCGTAGGGGCGTTTTTTATTGAATAAATATTGATATGGCCAAACCTTTAAATCGCCGCCTCTTCGGCAATGACACTATTAATATTCATAATACCGCTACTGATAATTTTATAGGTGGAGAAGGTGTATGGGATATTAAACTTATAAATCCCGGTGTAGGATACATGGATTGGTATCCAGCATGGCAAATACAGACAGGCAATACATTAACTAATAGACTATCAGTTTATTGGTTTGCATCACCTCCAGAATTACCGGGTGGCGTATCAGCTTACGGAGCAACATCAATTAGTGTAGATACCGGTACAGTTATTCCAAATTCAATATACTTTTTTGATAA